GCAAATTACTAACAGGATTAGGTGCAAGTTTTGTTACGGCAAGCGAAATCCCAGAAGATTGATTGCCAAGAATATCCACAGATTTAACTGTGAATGTTCTACTTCCTAACCAATCAGCAGGTAAAGTAATTGTTGAACTTTTTATTATTTTTTGAATTGTAATAACAGGTGATGTAGATGTAGGGTAAGAAATAAGATAATAATCAATTCCTACAATAGATATTACATCTTCCCAATCAAGCGTTACTGTCGCATTGGTTAATGCTGTATCACTAAATGTTGCTGTCAATGTTTCTGGATTATCTGGAGCAGATAAAGTATATGTTACTGATCTTGCCAGATCACTATAAAGTCCCAAAACATCTATTGCTTTGATATACCAAGTTTTTGCAATACCTGCATTCGGATATTCAACAATACAATTTGAGACATTACCTCTAAATACAAATCCAGATGTGCCCCAGTTGCTATTTGTTTCTCGTACTTCATAAGCCAGAACATCTATTTCAGGTGAATTAGGCCAATCTAAAAATAAATTCCCATCTTGAATAGATACTGTTGCAGACGCTACTTGGCTCGGCGTTGTTGTCTTACCAACTACAGTATGATTGCTAGAATATTCCCAAGGTCCGACTCTGCCATCTGTCGTTATATAACGCAGACGCATCTTATATGTTTCGCCTTCTTCAACATCGTCAAAATAAATAGCGGCAACATTTGCAATAACTTGTTTTGTTCCTGCCCAATCAAGAGATGTATCATCAGAAAAAATAATCTGACCCTCTACATATTTGCAACTTTGAGGCACAGTCGTTGGATTGGTAAAAGATACTTTAATTCTGTACTGATACTGACCCGGCGCAGGAATAACAATGACAGACTCATCACTTTTCAATTCGCTGATCGTGGGCTTAACAGTAATAACTGATTGCTCAATTACTGGTGGCAAAGTTATATTGCTGTCGAAAGCAGGAACTACCTCATCATCACTTGAATAAATTGCAGAGGCGTAATCAGTCAAAGTTATTCGTGCAGAATAATTATCTGTCGGCTCAATAGTTTGTACAATCAAATCAACCGATTCTGAACTTATTTCCCCAAACATAAATAGATTACCAGCAGCACCTTGCGTACTTGTGACACTGCTAGTCAATGTTATGGTCGAATAATATCCATCAGTTAATTTTGCTTCTACTGTTCTTGTGATGCTCGTGTTATCAGCAAGACGAATACGGATTGTGTATTGTGTGCTTGCTTCCATTGGAACTAGATTGTCTAATTCTAATTCTGTGCCACTGTTGCGATTCTTAATTCTGCCAGTAGCCAATCCCCACAATGGAACATCGTGAGTAACTTTTACTCTATCGCCACGAGTACAAATCAAATGTTCCATATCAACATTCAATGTGTACTTCTCAGGACGCAACTTTAATTGAGCAAGATGGAATCGTGCGTGTTTAAATATCTGATCGGTAGTTGTAACGCCGGGTAATGCAAGGCCTTCAAACTTTGTAGCATTAGCACTTGTGTACCCATCGTTATATACAATCATCTCATCTTGAATATAACCTTTTTTAGAGTTTGTAAATTGCACTCTAAAAGCGTGAGGAATATTCGGCAAACCTTTTGTAGATTCAAAACCCCAACTATTACTAGGCGTAAAGAATTGAGAAATCGTTGTATTAGGTCTGTCAATAATTACTGTCCACTTACCATCACGAATAGTAGGTGACGCACGACCAGCAGCGCATACGTCACGCAATACATCTAGCAAACTTTTCTGGTCTGCTATCACTGCATCAAACATGAACTTATTTGTTTTGCAGTATGCGTGCCAATCAATAAGCGATGGCAAATCTATCTGGCTATCAGGAACCGCTTGAGCATTTGCAGGATGTTGCAATACATAGCGGAATAGACTTGCTGGATTTCTTGTCGGCCTTACTACCCAAGCAGGTGGGCTAGATGTTGCATCGTAATCTTTACAGACAGAAGTTACGACTCCAGAGATGCCATCAATGTTTCCATTAAGTTGATTAGTAGCCTTAACCCTGAGTGCAGTCATTGCTAAATTCTTTGGTGGAACAACTGGCTTTGTTGCTTCGTATCCAGTTACAGAAATAAAATAACAGTCGTGAAATCTAATACCTTTATTACCAGCCTCAGTTACATAATCTTTTGAACTATCATTCGTTCTTCTAATTCTTACTTCTTGTGCGCCATTAGGTACATCAAAAGAAACTGGAATACTAAAAGCCTCTTTTCTTTTAGTGTAATCCTCATCTCCATCACCAAAAACCAATGTTTCGCTTTCTGCTCTTGTGATTGTCCCTGATGCAATACTAGCGACCAATCCTGTCATAGTTAAACCGCAGCCAGTAACAGTAGCAGTTGATGGGCTTACGCCTCGCTTATCAACTGTCGTATAAATGGTATTCCCATATACGCAAATCTGCCATAGTTCTTCTTCGGCTACTCCAAGATCAGGCAATCTTGTGAATACATTGTTAAAACCAAAAGAGGCATCCTGAAGTCTAGCTAAGAGATTTCCTGTCGGGTCTGCTGATGGGTTAGTTGTAAATGCACCTGTCCGTACAATAATTTTATTGTATTGACTTAAACTAATGCGAGTCCACCTGTAAACAGGTTCTAATGCTTCATCATTATCTATATTAAAAAACGCATTGTCTAAATTTACTTTTGTAGCATTAACTATTTTATCTACATCGCCCCAATCAGTAAGTGGCGCAAGCGTACTACTATCAAGCTGTCGTACCTGAACAATACCTCTAAATCCATTTTTAATTGTCTTTCCTGCATTGCCTCCTTCAGTGGCAGTTCTCCATAAGCCTTCAGGAAAATGAAGCGTAACAGTAACTTTATCGCATGGATCAGCAATAACTTTTTCAGTCCACGGTGAAGCAATAGCTACATCAACATCAACAGAACCATCAGCACCAGCATTGGCTATAGTAAAAGTTGTGTCATTTACTTTTGTTATGGTTCCAGAAAAAATCAAATCATTACTAGATATAATTTCAGTACGATTTGGCCTTGTAACAATCGTTTTATATATTCTTGCAAACCACCCAGTAGCCATCCCATGATTCTGAGTAGTGACAATCGTAACCACACCAGAGGCTCTTGTTGCAGTTGATATATCTCTTTCGTTGCATTCAAGTTTAATATTTACAAATTCTTGAGATACATCTTCGCCATATATTTTTTTAAATTTAGATGTGCTGTCTACTGTTCCATCGTAATCATTTAATGTTTCGTATTCTATTTCCTCAAGAGTATTTATAGGAACATCGCCAACTCTTAGATCAGAAATTTGTAGAGGTGCGTATCCCCACACCATAAGCATTTTTAAATAGCTTGCACTTGAAAGTGCCTCAACATAATTAACTGCACCAAGTGGAGGTGTGTATCTATACTGACCTAGTACGACAGGGATTGCTCCGTATTGATTCGCTTGATTACTACCACCCTGCAATAAATTTTGTTGCTTGATATTTGTATCAACAGTTGGTGCAGGTCTTATTGGGAATATTGAGTTAAGTAGATATGCTCCTGCAATATTGATTGAAACTGAAGTTGCAAACGCTTGCCAACTTCCTGCCGTCATACCAAAAAATCCGGGTGCTTGAAACGCTATATAAGCAATTACAATAGTTCCAAGAATCCTAAAAGTCTGATCGTCACCAGCAATCGCTCTATATTCAAGACGAGAACCTTGCTTTGGTACAACAACTTCCCAATCTGCTTTCTGTACTACTTGCCCATCAAGCATGATGAGCGCATCAAAATTTTTATTTACGTTTGCACTTGTAGAAATAAATTCTACTATTTGAGCAATAGACAATCCTTCAGGAACAGAACCATCAAGTCTTTCTGTTCTTAACGGATGAATCAATCCACCAAAACTTATGTCATTGGTATTCTTTCTTTCTTCGTATTTATAAAATCCAACAATCCTATGCTTCCATACTCCAGTAGTCAGTCGCTCAATAACTGCTTCTTGATCTCTACGCACATGAAGAAACATTCCCGGCGCAGTAATAATGCCAACGTGAACAGGCTGTCCAATAATATTAAAAACAACCACATCACCAACTGATGCAGTATCAGTATGTACCCAACCCTCTTTAGTAATAGAAACAAGTTCCGCAATACTATCTTTGTCTGAAGTTTCGTATTCATCTATTAGGCTTGGCAGAGTGATATTGAATTGCTCTTGATAAACAAGGCGCACCAATCCCCAACAGTCAGCACCTTCTCGTGTTCTGCCTTTTTCTTGATAAGGAATACCAACGTATTCATTCCACCAATAATTCATTAGAACAGTCCCGGAAAGTAAGCAGGAGTAAATGTATGTGCAGGGAAAGGCTCTTGCGCCAATGACCCAAGTGTAAGAGTTGCTGTTACAGATTCGGCATTATATGTAACGCCAGACATTAAAAAAGCTGGCAATGATATTTCAACAGTATCAGGACTTGATTTTAAAACTAGCTCAATCAATACACTAGGTGGAGAAGTAAAATTTCTAATTGTTGGAATTAGGTATTGAGTAACATCATTGATTGTCAGGCTGCAAGTTGGTGCTTGGTTTGCATCTTCAATCGGCAATGTCAAATTGAATGGCAGAAACAAATAATTATTTGATCTGCTAACTACACCATAAGTAACTTCATTTGCTGTTTCACTTATGCGCTGTGTGTAATTATCAGCGAGTCTAATAGCAGGAGAAATACCTGTGCCAGTAATTGTTATCAGCGTAATGAATGTGTCGCTAGATTCTTGTGCTAATAGAGCCGCGACTGCAGTTGCGGATAGCGACGATATACGGCTCATGGCAATACCTGAAGCATCAGACCAACTCTGTATAAATCTTTGCTCTCATAGCTGATCGTATACATTGCCTCGCCCTGTGGCACGATTCTAACTTCTTCAGATACGCCAGTTCTAGGATGTGTGTAATTGAATCGAGCAATGCCTGACAATGTAGTAAATACAAAAGTCTCTAAGGTATCAACTTGAGCCGCTGTCAAAACATAACTTACTCTTAATGTATCTGACATTAAACTTCTGCGGCGCATCTTTGCAGGACCAGCATCCATTGGAGTTATAAGAACATTCAAGTTCTTTTCCTCTGAATAATCAGTCAGAGGACTTGCAGGTAATCCACCCGGCCATGTATATGATGCCGCCATATTATCTTCCTACTAGATTCGGTCTGGTATTAAATGTGGTTCTCAGAGCCATATTCGCATTGCTACCATTACGCGATATTTCTTGAGCAACAGCATCACCAATTTGCACAGTAATACTTCTATTACCTCTTGAATCTTTTACTTCTTTTGTTTCTACTTTTTGACCAGAATAATTATTGATGTTGACAGCAACATTGCTTCCTATCCCTTGACCATTAGGAATAATTGTTCCGCTATTATTCGGAACAAATATTTCTGCACCACGTTCGCCAACTAGATAAGCAGTATTGCTGGTGACCATTCCACCATTTGCTCTTGCTCCTCGACCGAAAGCAGTAACACCATTTCCACTTGGAACATTTGTTGGAGTAGGCGTACCACCAAAACTAAAACTACCCATAAAGTTTTCGAAGCCTTGCTGCAATGGATCAGTCAAAGTTCTACGCAAAATAATGCGAGCAATATCAGTCAAAATACCATTCAAAATATCTTGATAACTCTTTGCTTGCATAATGGCATCTTCAAAAGCAGATGACATTGTTTGCCCTAAAACTTTATATGTCTGATCCATATTTTTACTTGCTTCATCAACTGACATTAGTTGTTGATGTTGTTTTTTTATCGCTTCAGAAATTCTATAATCAACCTCTCCTTGTTCATATCCAGCAGCGATTAAATCTTCTCGCAAAGCAAGTAAATCTGCTTGAGCCTTTTGAAATTTTTGTAAAGGGTTGTCTGTCGCATTGATTAAATCAATATATCTTTCAAGTAAACCATTTTCATTTTCTCGCATTGCATTATGTTCTGCTCTTGCAGCTTCTAAATTTTTTAATGCTGCTTCTGCATTTTTTGCGGCGCGTTCTTCTACTTGCATCTGTTCTTGCTGTTGTTCTTTTAATTTTTTTGTTGCATCGGTAATATTAAGTAAAAGTTCTATTTGCTTATAATCTGCGTTATTTGCTACTGCCCTTATAAGAGCAAGTTCTTCTGTTGTATTTGTGAGATTTAAATATTCATCATTCAAAGATTTTATTAGTCGTAATGTATCTTCTTGTGCATTTTTTGCCGCAAGGTCTTCTACTTGCATTTGCTCTTGTTGTTCTTTAAGTTTTTTCGTTGCATCAGTAATATTAAGTAATTGTTCTATTTGTTTATAGTCGGCATTATTTGCTACCGCTTTTATTAAAGCGAGTTCTTCTGTTGTGGTTGTGAGATTTAAATACTCGTCATTCAAAGACTTTATTAACTGCAATGTATCTTCTTGCGCTTTTTTTTCTGCTTCATCTATTTTCTTTTTATCTTCTTTTATTTTTGTTTGTTCTTTGATAGCCGCATTTAAAGAAGTTATTTCTGCGATTTGTTTAGGCGTTGCGCCTATTTCTTTTGCACGAGCGATTGCAATTTCTTCTTCTGTATAAAGAAGTTTTATTAGTTCATTTCTAAGATTCTGAATTTGCTCTGCACGTTTCTTTGCATTATCAGCACCAGTTTTATCTGCTTCTCCAGTAAATTTTATTTGTCTTATAGCTGGTGGCGCATCTGGTGTAGCAGCAGTTTTCTTTCTGGACTTAATTAACTCCTCGTAATATTTTAGTTCTTTCTCAAGAGAAGCAATACGCTCTTTTGCTCCAGCAGTACCAGATAATCCGCCCATCATAAAAGCGTCAAGTGGTCCAGCATTAGCAACTGCAGATTTTAATTGATTAATTTCTTTTCTAAGACTTGCTGCTTGTTCTTCTGCCGAACTAAATGGATTATTAAAACCAAGTTTTAATTTCTCCATAAAACTTAATTGCGCTTTCTCAG